TGCTGGAAAACGTTCTGGCTACGATAAAGACTACACCCAAGACAACGATCTACTTCCTAAAGGTCACCCAAAACACTCCGAAGAAAAAATGTCGAAGTTGTTTTTTGCTTCTGAAGATCAGAAAATTGTAGTCGGTCCTGCTATGATTCCAGATATCGAGATCCTACGCAAAGATAAAGAGACTAAAGAACCTTACTATGTTAGATTTTCTAAGGAAACTATTGGTAAAATAGCTGAAAAGTTCATGCGTGAACTTAGAAATAAAGAGACTAATATCCAACATGACGGGGCTAAGGGGGCTAATTCTTATGTAAAAGAATCCTGGATTGTAGAGACTGAAGACGATAAAGCAAATACCAAATATGGTCTAGATGTTCCTGTCGGAACCTGGATGGTTGCAATGCGTGTTCAAGATGATAAAATTTGGAAAAAAATTAAAGCTGGAGAACTTAATGGATTTTCTATTGAAGGAGATTTTATGTCTAAGGAAGACTATGAACAGTATCAGAAAGATAGAGAAATATACAATAGAGTTATTAGAATTTTAAAGACTTTCTAAAAAGTATTGTGTATTTTCTTTTTGGGTAACTATTCTTAAATTTTCTACCCGGTTGTCTTGTTTATTTCCATTTATATGGTCTATTACTAAAGACATCCCGCTAGGGACATGATTTAAAAAAGTCATTGCTATTAATTGATGAACTTTAAAAATTTTATTTTGACTATTTTTGCCAAGACAAACTATTAAATAACCAGATTTTCTTAAACATCTTTTTAACTCTTTAGTTTTTCCACTATTTCCTAAATAGTTTAAAGATCTAATTTTTCCTAAAGTGCTTGCTTGATAAAATCCTTCATAGCCAGGGATATCTTTCCATTGTTCCATATACATTATAGTAGTCCAAACCAAGTTATTTTCACTAAGAAATGTCAGATCCCTTTTTTACTATACTTATGCATGTAAACAAATAAAATAAAGTTTCACCTATGAATTTTTACCAAGAAAAACTAAACCAAATCAAGATTGCTCTTGGGATGGAGGTCAAAATGACTGAAGCCATGTTGGAAGATGGTGTGACCAAGGTAGAAGCAGAAGCTTTTGAACCCGGAAAGAAGATCTTCGTTGTATCTGAATCTGGCGATAAAGGTCCAGCTCCTGAAGGTATTCACACAACTGAAGACGGCACCAAAGTCACCGTAGACGCCAACGGAACAATCACCGCAGTAGAAAAACCTGAGCCTGAAGAAGAAAAGGTTGAGATTGAAGTCGAAGCGGCTAAAGAAGATCTACCTCCAACTGGAGACGTTGTAACTGAACCAGTTAAAACAGAGGCAGACATCATCAAAGAAGACATGAAGAAAATGGTCATGGAATGTATGGCAGCAATTGAAGAAGTTGCTAAAGAAGTTTCTACGATCAAAGAAGAAATGGCTTCTTACAAAACCAAAATGGAGAAATTGAGCAAAGAGCCAGCAGGTTCTAAATTCAACACCTTCAGTTCTAATCCAGTTACTGAAAAAGTAGACGCACTAGATGCTCGTCTTGAGCACCTTAAAGGTCTTAAATCAGAACTAAGATCAACCAACAAAAGATTCTAACAAAAATAATTAAACTAAAACTATGTCATTCGATTTAGCCGGCTTGTCAACCTATACCGACCAGCTTTCAACCGACCTAATTTCAAAGGCTCTTCTTAAGCCTTACTCAGTACAGTTTTTGACTGTACAGGCAGGAAAGACTGCAGGAACTTCTGCAATCAACGTCCTAAACTCTAATCCGTACATCATCGATGCTACTTGCGGATTCAACGAACAAACCACTGGACCTGGTGGAGCAACTGGTAACGCTACCGTGTTCGATCAGATCGATCTAGTTGTTCAAGCTAAAATGCTTAAGGAACAGCTTTGTCCAGATGACCTTTACAACTACTGGTTGTCTTCTCAGCTAAGCCCTTCTGCTTACCACGAGACAGTTCCTTTCGAGGCTCTTATCGCTCAGAACAAAGTAGACAACATCGCTGCTTACGTTGAAAACACTATCTGGCAGGGCGACGGAGGTTCTCTAGACGGACTTCTAGCTCAAGCTACTGTAGCTCAAGGATGTATTTCTGCAACTGGTGCAGGTATCACCGTTCCTTTGGCAGTTAACACTGCATTCGATTCTATCTGGGGAATCATCAACAAGCTTTCTAACGCCCTAAAGCAAGAGAGAGATCTAGTTATGTACATGTCTATGACTAACTACTCTATCGCAGTTCAAGCTCTTATGGCTAAAGGTAATGCTTTGATCACTCAGTATCCTAACATCACCAACTACACTGGAGATGCTCCTGCATCTTTCATCTGGCCTGGAACCAACGTAACGATCTTCGGAGCACCTGGTATCAACACCAACTCTCACATCATCGTTGGACCTAAGAAGTACATCTTCTTCGGAACTGGTCTTCTAGACGACGCAGACAGATTCAAGTTCTACTATGATCCTTCACAGGACGTTGTAAACTTCATGTCTAAGTTCAAACTAGGAACTGCAGTTTACGCTTCTCAGTTTGCTTCAACTGTCTAATCAATTCACGGGGCTGACGAGGCTAAGCTTAGTCAGCCCCTTAATAAAAACTCAACCAAAAAACAAAATAAAAATAACCTACTATGGCAAGTACTTCATGTAATTTAACCGCCGCTATCGCTCTAGATTGCTTAGACGCAATTGGTGGCATCAAAACGCTATGGGTGAGTTCTAACTTTGATTATACTTCAGTAACTGCAGGTGCAACTGCAGGAATTACTGCTCTGACTGGAGGTACTGGTACCTTCTATCAGATTGAAGTAGCTAAAGACGTAGCTTCGTTCACAGAGACTTTCAACATCTCTAACACCAACGGAACTGCTTTCTTCCAGCAAGAAGTAACTATCCCAGTTCAGCACCTTTCAACTGCAAAGAGAGCTCAGATTCAGCTTCTAGCTTACAACAGAGCTTCAAGAGTTGTATTCGAAGACAACAACGGTCTATACTGGATGGTTGGTCTAACAAGAGGTTGCGTAGTTTCTGCGGGAACTACTACAACTGGAACTGCTCCTGGAGATGCTACTCAATATTCTTTTGTTCTTCAGGCAATGGAACCAGAGATGGCTTATCAAGTTGCTTCACTTTCGGCTCTAACCGGAGTGACCATCACCAACGCGTAATTCGTCCTCGCACACACAAAAAGGACGCTTTCTATTTTCCTGGAAGGACTGGGCAACCAGTCCTTCTTTTTGTTGTGTCAGTTTTCTGGGTTTTCATACTTAAGTGTGAATGTTCAATCTAACACCAGGTTCAACCAATAATGTTGTAGTTTATGCAGATACAGTTGCTAATTCAGTTGGCAATTACTTTCTCATAGTACTAACCAACTCCTACTCCAGACAGACGTTTGCAGTAGTGCCCAACGTTGTTCGTAGAAACAGCAGATTTGTGGAGTTGGAATTTGACACGGTTGGAGTTCAAGACTATTCAGATCCGTTAGACGGAAAAGTCTATCTCTACCCAGAAGGAAACTACGACTACATAGTTTTCAACACAAACGCACCGACTACAGACCCTTCAGTTCCCGTTCCTTGCATGGTCTGGAACACAGACGAAGACTTCTGGAATTTCTCCAACACAGTTTGGAATGTATGTGGACTCGTAGATGCTGTAGAAATAGACAGAGGCCAAGCGTTTCTTTACACCAACGATGTTTGTGATAAGGAAATCGAATTCGTTCCTTACATTTCAGACAACGAAGGGCTCTTCAACGTCGTGTATGTTACGTCTATTCCGATGGCAAACTTCCCCTGCACAGTACAGGACGGAGAATTCTTTACAGTTGAAACAAATACAGTTACTTATTGCAGTCCAATTTTAATAGAAAGTGGAGGCATAGTTAAAATTAACGACAATATATTCTTAAAACAAATACCTAGCCCATATGAGCAATGCTAAATTTATCATCGGAGAAACCGGTGGTCAGATAGATCTTTCTATAGTTCAATCAACTCCAAGTGCACCAAATGCTGGTTATATGACCCTTTATGCAGGGTCTACTGGTGGAATTTCTACTATCGATTCTGCTGGAAATGTTATAAACTATGGTTCTGGTAACGGAGGAGGTGGATCAGGATCTTCCGGATCATCTGGAACTTCTGGATCATCTGGAGTTAGTGGTTCATC